CCGTGCCGACCATTCCGCCGGGGCGGTACACGCGGCAGAAAATCCGTGACCTCGCGTTGAATCGCGCGGGCAACCGCGCGCTCGACGCCGACGCCGCCGATTTCCTCGCGCAACACTTGTTCGAGCTCTATACGCTCGCCGACTGGCCGTTTCTCTATGTGACCGCCCCGCTCGTCGTGACGGGCTCGACGGTCGACCTCCCGGCCGATTTCGTCACCGCGCAGGACGACCATGCCTTTCAAATCGTGGCGGTCGACGGCGCCCCGCAAGCAAATTGCTTTGCGGTCGAGGTGTCGCCCGAGCAAATGGCCGCGCTCGCGCCGCCGGCGGGCTCGACCGCGGGCGGCGTGCCGACGTATTGGGCCGTGTCGCGCAGCGATACGACCGCCACCGTGGCGCCCCCGCCGACCGGCCGGCGGGTCGACGTCCTCTTGCGGTACAAGCGGCTCCCGCCCGACCCCGTGCCCGCCGCCGAGCCGACCGACGTGCCCGTGTTCCCGTACCACAATTACCTCGTGCAAGCGGTCTATGTCTTTGCGCTCGAGCACGAGCGCGACGCGCGCGCGCCCCAAGAAGCGGGCGTGCGTGACAATCTGCTCGCCATGATCCGGCGCGGCGCGTCGCCCGTGCGGTCGCAACGCGCCGACATTCCGCTCGACCCGCTCGTCTTTGGGCGGCCGTTTCGAGGCGACTAATGCCAGGCGCCCCCGACCGCGAGTTGCCGATTCCCGTGCGGCGCTTTCAAGGCACGATGCTCGCGACCGACCCGGCGTTTCTCCCGCCCGGCTTTCTCACGCGGTGCGAGAATTGGGTGCCGGATTTAAGTCTCGTGCTGGCGAAGCGGCGCGGGAGCGCTCCGTGGATCCGGTTGCCCGAGCCGGGCCGGGTCGACCCGTTGCACTACTGTACGGCCAGCGACGGGACGCGCTACCTCTACGGCGTCCTGAATGATCAGCTCTACGTGTCGGTCAACGATGCCCTCATGGCGCCCGTGACGAATGGGACGTTTCCGGCCGGGCCCGTCGAGGATCTCCGCTATGGGATGACGAATCTCGGCGACATGCTCTATGTCGGCAACGACGTCGACCCCATCAAACAGGTGCCGCTCGGCGGGGCCGCGGTCGACCTCGTGCCGCTCGCCTTGCTTGACGATACCGGGCAAGTCGCGACGGCCATCGCCGACGAGCTCGCGCGCGTGCTCGCCGGGACCTACAGCTATCGCTGGGCGGTCTTTCACGCCCCGACCGGCGCGTGGCGGCGGCTCGGGCCCGTGCGCACCGTGACGACGGGCGGCACGGGCCGGCAACGCCTCGGGTTTACGGCCCCGACCGTGACGCTTGGGACGAATGAGCTGTACCACTTGTTTCTCGCCGGCGTGGACCAGGAAATCGAAGGGGCGCACGACCAAACGCCGGCCGGCCTCGGCACGGCCGGCGCGTTCGCGTTGTGGGACGACCCGGCGGTGGAAGGGGCAACCGTGCCGAGCCCGTCGACGGTCGTGCGCCGCGGCGCCCATTTGATTGCGCACCGCGGCCGCATTTGGGGCGCCGGCGGCCTCGACGAGACCGCCCGGCGTGCGTGGGCGACCAACGTGCTCGTGCCCGGCCTCGAGCAGACGCTCTACGACCAAGGCGTGTTTTTTCCGGCCGGCGCCGTGACGCCCGACTTGGGCGGCCCCGTGACGGGGCTTGCCGTCGCCACCCTCTCGTCGACCAATCGGAGCCCGACGTCGCCGCTCGGGCTCTTTACCGACATGTCGACCTGGCTCTATTTCGGTGACCCGCTCGACGACCCGCAATCGGCGCTCGTGCAAGTCTCCGACGAAATCGGATGCCCGGGCGACCGCACCATTGCCTCGACGCCGCTCGGCATTGTCTTTTGCGGCAAGCGGAGCGTCTATCTCTTGTCGCCGCAACAGGCGGAGCCGAAAGACATTGGATGGCCGATTGAGCCCGCGATCCGGGCGCAACCCGTGACCATGCGCACGCGGGCGTGGGCGATCTATCATCGCGGGTTTTACAAGCTGGCGCTCGTGCCGCCGGGTGGCACAAGCCCGACCGAGCAATGGTGGCTCGACCTCCGCCGCGGCCTCGGCGATCCGCCGAATTGGTGGGGGCCGCATACGACGCCGGGCTACAGCGCGGCGACGCGCGCGACGAATCATCCCGCCGAAGAGGATCGCGCGTGGGCGGGGCAAGAGAGCTCGGTCGCGTTCTTCGTGCTCCTCGACCAACCCGACCGCTACATGGATCCGGTCGGGCCGCGCTCGGGCGGCAAGTGGAACGTGGCAGATTGGAACGTCGATGACTGGGCGCAAGAGCAATCCACGCCGATTGTGTCGCGCATCATGACGGCCGACCTCGACGGCGGCGCACCGTTGACGCCGAAAATTGCCAAGCGTGCGCGCGTCGTCGCGCACGTCTTTGAAACGACGTCGCTCGGCGTCACCGTGACGGCCGACCATAGTTATGGCGCCGCGGGCACGCTCCGCGTCCCAATCGCGCTCGGCGACCTGTGGGACACGAGCGATTGGGACGTCGCCGAGTGGGCGATGCAACGCTGGGTCTTGAGCGAGTTTGAATGCCCGGTGCCCGAGCCGCGGGGCCGGCTCTTTAGCGCTGTCTTGACGCACGTCGACCCGTTGCCGTGCGAGCTCCGCGATTTCGAGTTGCGCGTGCAACCCTCGAGTCGGGAAACGCAGTAATGGCGCAGATTCCGCGGCCGCCCAAGCAAGGCAACGTGTTTACCTACGTCGCGAAAGTCGCCGCGGGCTATCCGCGGATCCTCGCCGGCGAAGTGGACGCCGACCTCGATACGATTTATGGCGCGTGGAACGGCGGCGCCGATACGGTCAACATTCGCGACGGCGCGATTACGAGCGCCAAGCTGGCCGCCGATTCGGTCGGGCCGCGCGAGCTGCAAGAGCTCGCGGTGCAGACAATCCACCTTGCCGACGTCGCCGTGACGACGCCCAAGCTGGCCGACGGGAGCGTGACCGATCCCAAGATTGTCAGCGTTGCGTGGACGAAAGTCACCGGGACGCCGAGCTCGACGCCGCCGAGCGGTGCGGCCGGCGGCGACCTCGCCGGCTCGTATCCGAGTCCCGCCATTCGCGACGGCGCCGTGACGGCGGCCAAGCTGGCGCCGGGCGCCGTGTCGGCGACGAGCATCGTGGCCGATTCGATTACCGCGGCGCAGCTTGCGCCCGGGGCCGTCGGCACGTCCGAGCTCGTCGACGGCGCCGTGACGCACGCCAAGGTCGGGTCGGGCGCCGTCGCCGGCGCGTCGAATAGTACCGCCATTACCAGCTTTTCCACGGCGGTTATGACCACATGGGTCCCCGTGATTTCCGTCGCCATCACGACCCGCGGCGCAAATCCCGTGCTCTTGTTCACGAACCATCTATTGCAAGGGGTGTCGGCATCGGGCCCGGGGCAAGTCCTGATCCGCTGGACACGGAACGGGACGCATCTGTGTAACAGCGGCTATCAACCCAATGGCGTCGCCGCGGCGTTTCCCGTGCCGTCCTTGCCATGGTGCGATATTGTGCCGGCGGCGGGCACGTACACGTACGAGCTCCAAGTGTATCTCAATACCGGCGCGTCGACGGTGCAGTATACGGCCGGCGGGAGCGGCGGGAATATTGCCGCCGTGGAGATTGGGTAAGGGGGCCGCATGTATACCTGCGCGCAATGTGGCGTCACCGCGGAGATTCCCGAGGGGTGGACGCGTTTGGTTTTGCAAGACGCCGCGTATGTTGCCGACGCGCCCATCGTGCCATTCGTCGCGACGGGCGCGAGCGTCGAGTTGTTCTTTCATGCCGCGGAATGCCGCGTGAGTTGGGGCGCGGCGCACGACCTCCCGGTGGCGGGGTAACTGGCAAATGGCGATTCAACGGCCGCTCAAAGAGGGTAGCGTCCGCACCTATCAGGCAAAGGTCGGATTGGGGTTTGTCGACATTCTCGCGAGCGAGATGGACGCCGACCTCGACACGATCTATGCGGCCTGGAACGGCGGCGTCGGCCCGGCCGACATTCAGACCGGGGCCGTGACGACGCCGAAGCTCGCCGA